CTGTAGGAATGAATTATATAATATTTTAAAAAATGGCAAAAGAATTAAGTGAAAACACAAGTTTTAATGTTAGTATACAAACTTTAATAGGTATAGGATTTGCCATTACTACAGTAGTAGGTATGTGGTTTGCATTACAAGCAGATATTGAAGAAGCAAAAGAATTACCTGTTCCACCTCCCCCAGCTATTACTAGAATGGAATTTGATATGAAAGATCAATTAGTAAGACAAACCATTATGGATACCCAAAAAGATGTAGAAGAAATTAAGGAAACTTTAGAAAAAATAGAAGATAAATTATACGGTAGATAATTATATGAAATTTTTTAATAAAAATATTTGCTTAACTTCACCCACAACTATAATGATTATAGTTGCTTTACTATTTAGTACAATAGTACTTGCTAATGTGTTGTCAAAAGAAGAAGTTGAATTAGTAGAAATCAAAAGTAGTGATGAAGAGGAAATGTGGGTTCCTACTAAAGAAGATATAGCATATCAAGATAGTATGTATATTATAATTAGAAATACTCAAAATGATATAACAGATATTAAAAAAGATATAGTATATATTTTAGAGAGGTTAGATTACGAAGATGGTTCCTGGGATAGTATTAGATATGTAAAAGGTGGGAAAATCGATAAACGTAGAAACCAATAATATGAAAAAAGATTACACATCAGTAAAAATATTTGGAGGATATTTATTAATATTACTCCTTATGTTAATTTCAAATACAGCAAATGGTCAATCTCCTTGTGAAGATGAGGGTTTATGTGTAGTACAATTTAATGCTGGGTTTAATGAAGCAAATAAAGTACTTTGGGTTGATAAATTAAATGATTGTTCTAAAAAATTTATTGACATTCAAACTGATACTGAAGCAGCAAGTAAATATAAAATAGTAGTTGTTCCTACAATTGTAATATATAGTGATGGAGAAGAAGTTGGGAGATTTCAGGCAAATATTATGATGCAAATGGAAGCAACTAAAAAAGATGTACAAGAGAAGATTGATGAAATCATAATGGAAGACTTTTAATACACAAATATATGAAAAAATTACAGTTATTATTATTAACACTTTTAATACCTTTTTTAGGTTACACACAAAATTCCTGGATTCACATACAATTAATGACAGACGATTATCCGTCTGAAACAAGTTGGAATATTACACCTCCTGGTGGTTCACCTATTATTATAGAAAATGATAGTAATATGCTACCTAATACAATGTATGATACTATTGTTCAACTTGGTGGTACAATTATTGCTAGCATATATGATGAATTTGGTGATGGTTTAAGCTCAGCTCCATTTGGTGGAACTGATGGTTGGTTTATGATTAGCAATTCATGTCAAGATACTTTAATGTATGTTGCTGGTAATTTTGGAGAT